CTCTTGGGTTAGGCTTTTCTTCATACTTCCAGCCTTCTTTTTTGGCTCTTTTTTCTATTGCCTGTCTGCTTTTGCCTATAAGCTGTGCTATTTGTTTTGCGGTTATTAAGTTATGCATGGCTGTTGACCTCTTTTGTGGCAAGGTTGCCATTTGAATTTTCATAATCTTGTATCTTTACATTTGGAGTTTTAACTACAAGGAGGAACTTAAAACGATTGTCCAACTTGAATATTAGTAATAAGGTTCCTACAAAAACAGGAAGGAAAAGGGAATATAAAAGGGCTAATAAAAAGGCAAAAAGTAGTTTTAAAAACGAAAGTAAAACTACGCCTGTAAATTTTTTACAAATTGTGTTTGCTTTCTTAATTTTTGCTCTTATGTATGTTAAAGACTTACCAGAACCTATTAATAATTTTTCCTTAATTAGTTCTTTGTATATAGGTTTATTTCTTATAAATGATTTATTCTTTAAATCCTTATTTATAAAACTTATGCTAAGCTTACTTTTCATCATTAGTGTTCTTGTTCTCCTTAAGGATTTTGTCTAATCGAATATCAATCAAAACCAAATGGAAAACACACACAAAACCAAAAGCCAAAACCAAACCTATCAAAAGCATTAAAAGGCTTTTAATTTCTTCTATCATCTTTTCTGTTCTCCTGTTCCTGGTGCTTCAAGACCATTTACCTCAAATTCTTTCCCTTTTTCAAAAAGCTCACCAATAAAACAAGCTCTTTGAAAAAGGGTCTGCCCGAAGGCAGACCAGTTAATGGAGGGGGAGGAGGTACTCCAGAAAGAACCAGCAGCAGCACCAGAAAAATGGATGTTATATATAACAGGTAAGTTGATAGATCCTGATAGATTAATCAGAAAGTGTCCAACCTGTCCTAACTTTTTAGATGTAAGAGGAGTATATGTAATAGCTATGAGACTTAATTTTTTTGATATTTTTAAGGTATTTTTGCCATACGGATATTTTGCTGAATATTTTTTATTTTTAGTATTTCTTATATTATCTATTGTTTTTATTTCTTTTTTAAAAGAATATTTGCCTAAATACATTTTTCATTTACTCCTTAATTTTCTCGTCTTTGTCTTCGTGGTTTCCGTTCTGATAGGTCTGATTAGGTTTTCTTTCACAGTCTCTCCATAGCTTTATTAAATCTTCCGCTTTCCAAACAAGCACTAAAACAGCAAAGCCTATTAATGCAAATCCTGCGTCCATCACTTTCTCTCCTTCTCCAGCTTTAGCTTAAGCTGAATTAGAGCCTCTATTGCCTCATCTATTTCTTTTTCAATCATGTCTATTTCTGAATTTTCCAGAATTCCGTCTGATATGGCTTTTCCGAACTTTTCAATAACATCTGATGTTTCTTTCATTACTTGTCCGGTATGCTGTATTAGTTGTCCGAACCCTTCCTCTACTTCAGGAAGAGGAATAACTACGCAGTTTGACCACGAAGCAAGTTTTTTAAGTGTTCTTATAGGTCTTATCCTTTTCCAGGCACCTACGAATACAGCTAAACTTGGGGTAGAATCCCCATATCTGTAAGCTTTAATCGAACTTGGCTTTGATCCTATAAATTCAGCTAAATCGTTATCATCAAATCCCTTATCTTTTCCTTCCTGGAAGATCTCCATTCCAAGTTCAAGGGCAATGTCTTTAAAAGCAGGTTTACACATTGTTAATTTCCCCCTAATTTTTATTTGCGATTGGATTTTCAGTTTTTTCTTGTGAATCATTTGTGTTTTTCAATGTTTTTGTCAGGTTTTGTTCGGTATTGTTATTATCAAAATCACTATTACTGGAGGTATCCTGATGAGCGTAAGGGAACAGTTTAGAAACTCCGAGAAATTTCTCAATCTGGAGAGCTATTCTTTTGGAGCGGGTAGAACCGTTAAGGATTTTATAAATTGTGCTTGTATTTACTCCAAGCCTGCGAGCAAGGTCAATAGGTCTTATACCCTTCTCTAACAGTAGCTTACGAATATAGACTACTTCCTTATTGTCAAGATAGACTTTTTGTCTTATCATTATTTACAGCCCTTATGTGCAATTTTGCATATACGTGTAAATAAGTTTATATACGTTTTATGAAAAAGTCAAGCTTTTTTTACGTTTAGGGTATAAAAACGGAAAGCAGTGAAATGGTTGCTTTGGAAACAGGTGTTAGCGAAAGATTAAAGGAACTTATAAATAAGTTATCTATATCTCAAGCTGAATTTGGAAGAAAGATAGGTGTTAAACCTTCAACTGTAAGCGATTGGTTAAAAGGTAGGATAAATCCCTCTACCAGAACGCTGAAAATCATAGAGGATACTTTCAACGTCAACCCCGAATGGCTCCGAGAAGGCAAAGGGGAGATGTTTTTGCCAGCTATTGAGGAAGAAGAAGAAATAGTAGTTCCTCTTTATCCAGATGTGCAGGTATCTGCTGGGTTTGGTGTAGAGCCGGGGGAAGAAAGAAAAGTTTATGTTAAGTTTTCATACGAATTTGCCAGAAAATTCTTAAAGCTAACTTCACCAAACGGATTAGAATTAGTCCCAGTAATCGGAAACTCAATGGAACCTACAATTCCATCTGGAGTAATGGCAGTAATAAAACTTTACGAAAAAGAAGGCGTTATATATGATGGTGGTATATACATAATTCGTATTGACAACGAACTGTTTATTAAGCGAATAATTCGGGATCCTCTGAAAAATAGGCTAATTTTAAAAAGTGACAATCCAGACTATGAACCAATAGTAGTTGAGAAAGAGGATTTAGACAGAGTCCACATAATCGGCAGATTTATAACATACATACCACCACCGATTTAGCCATTAACTTTATAGGGGGAGAAAAATGGCTTTTCGTTTTCAAAAAAGAAAAAAAGCAGGCATATTCAACATCACATTTGGTAAAAAAGGTATCGGCATATCAGTTGGTAATAAGTGGCTTAGAGGCGGGATAACTTCTGATGGAAAGCTTTACTCTTCTTACAGAATACCAGAAACAGGATTAAGCAAGGTTGAATATCATACCGGTAAGAAAAAAAGTACATCAAAAGAAGAAACAAGCCAGTTAAAGAGCATTTCTTTAGACAATTTACCAGAGGAATTAGATATTAGCAGTATTGTAATGAAAAATGGTAGTCCTTATGAAGTAAAGAAAGCTGGGAAATTTACAAAATTTCTACTGGGATTTAATGTTTTTTTAGGAATAATATTAGCTCCTACAGTTCCTATTTTCGGAATACCTTTTTTAATTATAGTTCTATATGCAAATTACAGCTATTTCATAAAACCTAAAAGAGCATTTAAAGATTTACCAGAAGAAGGTATAAAAGGAACTTACTACTTAGCAGATGCAAAATACCCTGCTGTATTAGTTGAAAAAGATGGAAAAAAGATACTCCATTATAAGTTAGAAGGAGTTCCAACCAAAACAGAATTAGATGAAGGTTCTTATAAAGAAACCACATTTAAAATCTTTCCAATGGTTAGAAGACAAGGTCTTTTAATTAAAAGTAATACAGGATTAGAGGCATTTGTAAGGGGAGTTTAATCAAAGGCGGGGTAAAAATGGAGAGTAGTAGCGGAAAAAGAGTTAATATAGAAATAATAGAAGAACAAATGAGAAAATATAGAGAAAAACTTAACAGTATTTTTGGAGTTATAGCCTTTACAGTTTCTCTGAGTATTTTAAGTACTTATAAAAGTTTGGATGACATTATGATACTATCTTTTGTTCTTCTATTAAGTTCACTTTTCATATTTGCTTTATTAAGGGAAATATTAGAAAAATATTATCCAAAAGAGCTAAAAGAATTGGAAGACAATAAAAAACATTTATCAAAAGAAGAATATTACAAATTTAAGGGATTAAAAAGTGAATATTTTAGTATGAAGGCAATGTTTAAGTTTACACCACTGTATGTTATAGGATTTTTATCTTATGGTTTTGCTTTTGCAGTTTCTTTTGAGAAATTATTAAGTAAAATTCTTCAATAATTGGGGGATAACTAATGAGAACAAAACTTATTAAATTATTGCAATATGAATTTAAAATTTACAAACCGTTTTTAGAAAGAGTTGATAATAGAAACAAAAAACACAATATTCCTATTTCTTCACATTTAACTGTGGAAGGCTTTATAGAAGAATTATATAACTGCTATGAGCAATGTGAACCTATATATGAGGAGCCGGCTGAGAACAAAAGGAGATACTTGGAATTATTAGATACTGATAATCCTCAAATAAAGTTTGATAATATTCAGAACGGGCTGATATATGGAACATTAAAAAGAGGTTCTTTCCCTTATAAACCAGAATTAATTGATGCAGAAACACATGAAAAGAAAAGAAATCCCAAAGGAGAAAAAGACATAGAGCCTTATATTGGACATTTTTTCCTAATTATAGAAGATACAGATCCTATAATTGGAAAGCTCTTTTTGCAGGCAACTTTTAAAAATGCTTTTAAAAAATTATTCGCTAAGCTCTTAGAATGTAAATTTACTGATTTCGGATTAAAGCTATATTCTGGATACATAGAAGAACATATAAACGATAGAAGTTCTATAAATGATATAAAAATTGAAAGTATTGAGAACATTTTTATTTCTGTAGAAGAATTGGTTGACCAAGATGTTTTTAGAAAGATATTAGAAGCTGATAGAGTTGTCCAAATCGAAATTAAAGGGGTTAATGGTAATTTAGATACTATAGAAAGAGAATATTATAAAGAAACAAAAAGGGAAATTACTAATATTAGTAAAGATTACATTTTAAAAATAGATAAGAAAGGTTCTTCTTTAGATGAAGGTTTATTAAACTGGCTTTTAAATAAATTTCAAAGTAAAGAACTACCAGCTGGAAATTTAAAAATAAAAATTGTCGATGAAGGTATTCCTGATATTATTAATTTATCTCAACTTCAACCTAAAATCTCTTTAGAAATAGAAGTTGATAACGAAACTGGTATAATATCTTCTCAAGACTTAGTGAGGAAATTTAAAAATAGCTTAATACTATGAAAAAAATAATATTTAATTATTTTGCTTTATTTATAGATGGATTAATTATAGAAAAACAAGAAAACAAATTTAAATTAATAATATTTTTACTTCTTATATCTATACCTTTAGCCTATTTTAGTTTACAAAAAGAATTTTGTAAAACATCTGAGATATTAAACGGTATACTGACCTTTGATAGTATCATTATAGGTTTTTTAATAAATTTTTTAATTTTATATGTTTCATTAGGAAACACAAAATATTTAAAAAAATTAAAAAATCAGGAATATAAACTTCCACATAACAATAAAAAACTCATTGTAGGGAAAAAACCTATATCTATATATCAGTATATACTTTCAAAAATATTTTTTACGATTGGAATTGGATTGTTTTTGGCATTATTAATATTTTTTTCTTATATATATTGTTACACAAACTTATCTATAGTATTTAATGATTTTGTCAGAATATTTGCCAAATTCTCCCTTTCAGAGCTGGTTATTGCTACATCCTTATATTTTATTTTCTATACATATAGACTGATAAATAAATTTTACATGCTACTTTTTGTTTATGTTAAAGAATAATTTTAAGCCACACTAACCCCTACCACTCTCCCCACTCCCACCTCATTTCTGTTAATCTCTGTATAAGCAGGACTTATAACATCAACCTTAAATACCCCTTTTATATCCATTAGCTTATAAACAAGAACATCGGGATTTATTGCTCTTCCTATTTTGCTTCTTGTTTCAAGGATAAATTCTTCTACTCTTTTGTTTGCTTCTTCCAAAATCTGACTTGTCATAGGAACATAATCTGGAAGCAAGGTAAGCCCTACTTCAACATCATAAGGAACCTCTGTCACAGCATTAATATGGACTAAATCTGTTAAAGGTCTAACATCTTCGGCTGACAGTATTTGACTAACCTTATCTAAAACCGTTTGTGGAACCGGCAGGTCTTTTGTTAAAACAATAACAAAAACTTCTCCCGGTGTAGTAGAATCAGAATAAACATTTACATCAATAATAGAGCTATCTGCCGTCATAGCCCAGAATATATAACCTTTTTTGCTTCCTGCAGTGTTAAATCTCCAGGGTGCAAGTCTAATCCTATCCCGTAAGTGATCATCATCTTCGGCTTCTGTTCCTCCAGTGGAGACTGTTATATTTTCTGCTTTTAGAATATAAGAAACAGGGCTTACAAGCTGGTTTATCTCCCCAGCAACAAATCCATTACCAACTGTTCCAGCTGTTTCACATTCGTAAACCACATCAGAAGTTTGGACATCTGCAGGAACTATAACTGTTTCAGATGGTTTGAAAATAGTTCTACCATCTTTTGCAACTAATTTTATATTCTCATCAATAATAACTTGTGGATGTGGCGTTTCAAAGGTGAATCTAACAGTAGTTTTTGCTGGCTGTGGTGGAAGTCTAACAACACCAAACCATTCCCCTAAAAGGTCTAAAGCCTCTCCAGATGCATATCTTAAAAAGTTTTGTTTTCTATAGTAGTTAATCTTTCCTTCAAGCTGGGTTTGGTTGTAGGCTATAAGGTCTATAATAAAACTTTCTACATCTGAAGGATTAACCCATACTCCAGTCATATTATAGTAGTCTTCCCTGAGCTTAGATATGATTTCGTCTGGAGGTGTTATTGTAAACATATCTTATCTCCTTACAAAATCTTTTCTTTATCTACTGAAGTTTCAGCATTTTGCTGTATTTCATCTATAACTGCATTGGCAATAGCCTGTGCAAACTTATCTATCCAGTTTATGTTGTCCCTGCCTTTCCCATTTATATTAAATCCCTGAGCCTGAAGCTCATTTATTATTCTGTTTTTTAAACTTACTTTATCTAAAGCCATCTTTTACCCCTTTGATATTTTTACGTTAACCGAATAGTCCGAGTGTGGATTTCCTGTGAAAGGACAAACACAATTCTGAGTAACTACTCCAGATAGATCTGCAGATCCTCCGTCTATATCTACTCCACCTTTTGAGATAAGTGTTGTTTTTCCATTTACAGTTATCTCTGCAGTTCCTTTTATATCTACAAAAAGTTTGTGAGCTTCCCTGTCATATTTAATCACAGTGCCATCTTTGAATTTTTTTATCCATTTTTCTCTTGTAGCCTCTGGAGGAGTATCTTCCTGTGTGTAAAAACTTCCTAAAACAAATCCCCTTTCAAAAGCTGGAGGGGTAAAAACGCATAAAACCATTTCATCTATATCAGGTAGCCAGTATTCTTTGTCATATTGGGTTTTTGTAAACAAAACAGGTAGCCAGTAGGTTGTGAGACTGTCGTGTTCTTCAAGTTTTACTCTAACAAAGCCCCTTTCTTCATCAATGGCAACTACTTTACCAAGAGCAAAAATCCTATTAAGCATTGCATATATATGCTCTACCTGTTCTTTTAGCTCTCTAATATCGTTAAACAATTGTTTTCCTCCTGAAAAATCTTGAAACAAAAGACTTCGTATCCGTAGCGACCTCAAAACCACTAATTGCCATTTCTAATGCGTCAATCAGGTCATCGTGTGAGCCTTTTGGAAACTCAAGTAATTGTTGGATTAACAGCTTTTGATTTTCTTTAAACTTGATTAAGCCATTTTCAATTAATGGTGATAGTTTTTGAATTCTAACTTCTTTTTGGACTTTAGGTTTTATTGGTTTTACAGGCAGATGTATTCCCCTTTTAGAAGCTTCCCTCATAACTTGATTTTTGTATATTTCCTGAAAAGCAACTGCTTCAAAGATTATAGATTTAGGTTTAAAAATCTGAAATTTTTCTATTATTTTTTCTATTAGTTTTAAATCTGAAATCTTATCTGCATACGCATCTAAAACATAATAAATTCCTGTATCTTTATCTTTTCCAACTGTAACAATTGCAGAATAATCACCTTTAGCCTTACCTGTTGCAGGGTCAACTGCAGTAATTATTTCAAGTTTTTTGTTTGCTATTTCTAAGGATTGATAGTATTCAATCCAGTCAGGTTTAAATACCATGTCTTCTTCACTTAAAGGCTCGTTCATATACTCAGTAGAAAATGCTATAGAACCTAAAGCCATTTTTTTCTTTTCAAGGTCTTTTAAGCTCCATCTTTTTTCCCATAGGGGTTTGCCATTTTCTAAAATTGCAGAAAATCTAAGTCCAAGCCAGTTTTTAAGTTTTTCTTCTTCTATTTCTTTCAGTAGCCTTGAAGGTAAATCATCGTTATGAAAAATAGTATTAACAACCACAATAAAGGCATCTTTACCAAGAGCCATAACAACTCGTCTAAACCATCTGTCTAATTTTTCTCTTTGAGTAGGAGAATTAACTAAATCATCTTTCATGATATCATCAGCAATAATTAAATCTGGTCTATTTTCCCTGTATCTAATACCTCTCATAGAACTACCAGCACCTTTTGAAACAATTGCAGTATCATTTTTTAAAACAATAAAATCTGTTTTCCATTTTTCACCTTTTAGCTCCCCAAAATCTTCAAGTATAAGCTCGTTTTCCTCAAGCTCTGCTTTTATGTTTTCTAAAAATAGCTCTGCCATATCTTTAGAAGCAGAAATTAAAAGGATAAATTTAGATTTACCACTTAAAACTCGCCAAAGGGGATAAGCAAGGCTCATTCTTGTGGATTTTGCATGCTCTCTTGGTTCTACATCAACAATGCCTTCAAGGGTGTCTATTGGTTTTAGTAGGTTGTGGTATTTGGAGTTTATAAAAGGCTTTAGTTTTTCTATTTGCTCTTTTGATACTTTTTCTTGATTAATAATATCTACAAGGATTTTATGATACTCGGCAGGCTTTGTATTAAAGTAGTGGGGAAGGTAATAATAGCAAAAAAACCAAAAATCATCTTTAGCCTTTTTTACTCTTTCAGCTTTTTCTTTATCTACTGATACATCAACCTTTTCTAAAGCCTTTTTTAATGCTTTCTTCTTTAAGCTCATAGCGATTTTTTGATTACCTCAACAACCGCTTCTGCAAGCTGTGGATTATCTTTAAATCTTTCTTTTGCTTCTTTGGTAGCCTTTTCAAGGAAACTTTCAAACATTTTGCTGTATTTATCCTCAAGTTCTGTTTGAGTTTTTTCTGTATAAGCTGTGGCTCTCATAAAGTTAGAAAGGGTGTTCATTGCATCTTTTATAATGGATAAATGCTTCTCCAAACTATCTATATCTGCAGTTTTTGATACATTATCAAGAACATAAATCAGCTGTTGATAGATACCAACCAGAGCAAAGGACAAACCTTTAGTAGCAGATAAAAGCTCTCCATTTTCAAGTGTTTCACCAAACATTAAAGCTATATCAAACATATCTTGCTTATCTTTAAACCAGTTCCAGAGGGATTTATAGCTAATCTCTATTCCGTATTTTTCCTCAAGATAGTTCTCCAGATATTCAAAAGTTCTACCTTGTCTTCTAAGCTGTATAATTTCCTGTTTTATATGCTCTGGTAGTTTGTCAAACTTTTTTAATCTTGTTTTTCTCATTTTAAATCCCTTGGAAGGTCTATAGTTTCATCAATTCTTTTTTTGTCTATAAGTAGATATGCTTTTTCTGTAGCAAATAAAATCGTATCTGCATCAAGATAAAGAGCTTCTTTCCTTAAATATCCATCATTTATAAGGTCAAGAATTATATCTTTTAAAATAGACAGCTCAATCGCAGCAGGTTCATAGTATCTAAGCAAAAGTGCATAAATTTCTCCAAGAGTAAGCCCAGATAAAGGCTTAACATTCCTGTAAAATCCAAGTATTCTGCCTTTTATTCTCGCTTTTTCTATCATTTTCCAGCTCCGTTATTGTTGTTTTTCAAAGCAATATGAAAAAGTTCTTTAATTTCAGCTCTAAATTTTTCATCTCTTTCTATAAGTGTTTTGTGAAGTACTTCAAATCTTCTGTTTGTATCATTTATAAGTGATATAAAATCCAGCTTTTCTACATAGTTGTTTTCCTGTTTCAGTATTTTTTTATCAAGCTCGTGATACTTTTCTTTTTGTTCTGTTTCAAGCTGATGATAAATTTCATAAAGCTTTTTTATTTCATCTGAAACTTGATTGAATTTTTCTTCTACAGATTTAAATCGCTTATCTATGAATTGTTTAATTTCTTCTGCTTCTTTAGCACGATTTTTGTTCTGGAAGTACAAATATACTAAAACACCTATAAAAATCGCTGCTGGAGGTAAGTAATCCTTCAAAGCCGAGATAAATAGACTTTCCACCTGCTATCTCTCCCAATCAGATTATTTCTTATCAATATAGCAGGTGGATAAGATTAAGATGTTATATATAACATATAATTTCCGAAAAAAATGGGACATCCCCACATTCGCAAATCCTTTAATATCAATAACTGTAGAGCTGTCCCAGACACATTAAAATGGCACTTTCAGTTTGTCTAAAAAAATGGGACAGTTTGAAAATTTCTGATTTATTTTGAGATTATTCTCTGAAGTTTTAAGCCCAGCTTTCTGAAGCAATTTCTACAAATGTGAAGGTGGTTTTTGAGTTCTCCGTCAACATAACCACTGGAGTGGAAAATATCTCTGCCTTTATGGCTCTTTTGGCAAAAATCACATTTGATAATAATATCTGGCTTATTGTTCATTTTTTAAATTCTCTTTCAGACTCTCACACCAGTTTTTATACTTCAACCAGTTCTCAGATATTATCTTTGCATTCTCCATATCCGCACAATAATAATACTTTCCTCCAAATTTAACACGGAAAATCTGATATTTTTGGAATTCAGGTTTTTCAGGAACAACAGGCTTCTCACATTTCATATATACGGGCTTTTCTATGTACTTGTAAATTACTTTAGGTTCTTGTTTCGTTGCACAGCTACTTGCCAATATGGCTGAGAGTATCAAATATAAAGTCCTTTTCATGGAGCTGTTCTCCTGTTTCAATCTTAAGTTTGCAGTTTTGTTTAGTAATAACAGTTGGCTTTATATCTTTTGGTTTGGTAGTTTTTATCTTTTGTAAGTTAGATATTAGTTTTTCTTTATCTTTTAACAGTTTCCTGCAAAGTCTTTGATTATCTTTCAGGTTCTGCTGCAAATTCTTAATTACTTTATCTTTTGCTTCTATGTTTTCTAAAAAAGTTTTACTGTTTGATTTGCAGAGTTTTAAGCTGTGTTCTTTTTCTCGTAGTTGTAATCTGATTTCCGCTAATTCTTTATTTAGTTTCTCAATTTTCAACTTTTGATATACAAAACCACCCACCATCAGCGAAGCTAAAACCACATAAACAAAAATTCTCTTATTTGGAAGCAAAAGACTTAAGAGCTGTAGCAAATTTATTCACCCCGTATAAACTTAATAAAAGTAAATAAAGATTGTCTGGTAAATCTGGTATTTTCTTCTCGGTTATTGCTATGTATCCAGAAAAACTAATATAAAAAAGCAAAATAACAGCTGTTGAAATTCTACTAAAAGACCATTTTCCGTTTTCCTCTTGAAACATCTGCTTTATTATTTCCATCCTTTCTTCTCCAATAGATGGTAAACATGCAGAAAATCAATTCCAGATAATTCTGTTTCCTTCCACTCGTTCCAATCCATTGCTTTCTCCCACTGGTAGTCGTTCTTGCGGGCTCTTGGTGGCAGGATTTCTTCAAATTCTTCATATTCTGCAGGTCTTCTTCTGAGAATGTCTTTGATGTTTTTTACTTTTCTTTTTCTAAATTGCACATTGGCTTTTTTGTTTTCTGCCTCAGACTGATATGTATAGTCAAATAGATGTAATTCATGAATGTCTATAGCTCCCATAATTGCTGCAAATTCAGGATTAAACCAGAACCGTTCATGAATAAACTTCATTGCATATTTATAAACAGGATTAGAAGTAAGTTTATAAAGAGTATAGTAGTATAGGAAGTTTGAATGAACATAATACCACTGCATATATCTGTAATTTTTAATCCGAACAGTAAATGTCGGATTAACCAGGATATCAACAAAAGCTATCGGAAAAACAATATAGTAAAGAGCTAAATATTTCTTTTCTTTTGTAAGTCTATATTGAAGTTGTAAAAGTGTCAGCAAGGGCAAAAAGTGTCCTGCATTTGCGAAAAACCAGCGTAACAAATATCCCCTATCAGAAGTTTCACTGTAGCTCTTGAATTGAAGATAAGGCTTTTCAAAAATGGCACTTTGAAAAGCTTTTATTAGTTCTTCCTTAAACTCTGCATCTTCGTCAATTTTTCTTCTATAGAGCAAATGAAGTAAAGCGTAAGAATATCCAGCGAACATATCACCGCTGAAATTTTTTCTTGTGATTATTCCGGGTTTTCTGTAAAACTTACCGTCTTTTATATACGATTTAAAAGCCTGGCAAACCTTATCACTATCTGTTGCAACCAGAAGTATAGATACGAACTTTGCACTATCCCCGGCGTAAATGATTTTGTCAATATTTGATATAAGCCTTTCTTTTGTCTGTTCTGCAAAGTCCGATAAGTTTGTTTTTGGGGAGTGTTTCAGGTTTGAAATATTGAAAGTAAAGCCTGTCCAGAGAAACCTAACTGCAAAATTCAGGCTCCACCTAATTGGTGATAGTAATAGGATTCCCAAATATTGTAGAAAAAAATACAAATAAAACATCTCTAAATCTCCCCTGTTTCTGTTTTCATGCACTTTCTATACGTTTCTTTAAACACTTCAATTTTTTCTTTTTCATTTTCTGCAGTTGCTTCTGCTTTTACAGAAGCGAGTTCTTTGCAAAGCTCAAATCGTGTCTTCGGGAAAGTATCTTTTGTATAGGTATGAACCTCAAAAGTCTGTGCCTGGGCGGCAATTGCCAGCCCAAGCAGAAATGAAAGTGTTTTCATATCATCTACCTCTCATTTTTTTCCATGTAGCACTGTCCTGGAAATGTGGCATTTCACGGAACCTTTTCCATTCGCCCGCCCATTCGAGTTCGAGTTTTTTTGCTATCTCACCAAGTTTTCTGTATGTTTCAGTAGCATTCCAGGCGGGTTTCCCTCCCTGGAGGGGCACCAAATCTACCGCTACAGAGTATTGATGAGCGGACTGCCAGGGTTTGGCATTTGTAACCACTCTTTTAGCCTCGGATGGTGAAAGTGTCCATAGACCAAGTTTTTTTCTTTTCTCGTTGAGTTCTTCAAGTGTAATGCCAAACTTTTCCAATCTTCCCTGCATATACAAGACCTGTTGTTCTTCTTCGGAACGGTATGTGCAGTATACAAGGACGTCTATACCTTCAGATTTTGCTTTTTTCAAAAACTCTGTGAACTTTTTTCTTGATTCAGGATGTAAGTCTTCAATTTTCCTTGATGCCATGGTTGCTACTCCTCAGAAGGTAATGGTGATTGCTGAATAGACTGCTGATATATCTGCTGTTCAATGTTTTTCATATCAACTGCAAGTAGTTCCTGGATATCTGTAAATGCTGAAAGGTCGTTGTCTATGTATGACCAGATCAGATTATCGTATGTTTGATACCAAGACAGTAATGCCTGTGCTTCCGCATCGTTTAGATTTGCATAAAACTGAACATCTGCAAGTCCGTTGTAGCTGTATTGGTCAAGGATATCATTCAACCTTTGTTTTTCAAGCCGCAACAATTCTTTTTGTTTTTGAGCTTTCAACTCATTGAGTGATGGTGGAGGTGGCTCATATACTACAACAACTTTCTCATCAAAGTCCCATTTTCTTTTGCCTTGATTGTTTACAAACTCAAGCCACTGCTGTTCTGTGATTTGTATTGCTTCCTTTGGGATATCTGTGTGAATTTGATCATCATAGAAAGCTTTCGGAAAACCTTGTTCATCAAATATCGCGTATTTCATTTGTTCCTCCTTAATAGCCTATTGCTAAAAACCACAAAATAGGTTGTCCATCTATATCATCATCTCTATCAATTGTGAAAGAACTTGTAGAAAAAGATGTTATAGAAAATGGATTTCCGATACCAGCTGCTCCAAGATCTGAACCGTTAAGATTCTTAACTTGAACCGTTAGAGCAAGAACTGCATTTGGAAACGTTATGGGGAAATTAAATGTTTCCTCTGTATCAGATGTTGAAGTGATAGTTCCCCATTGAATTATCAACCCTGACGGAAGCTTTTGATAACCATTTGTTCCAAAGTTTTTTTCTGCTCCCCAGTCTGTCCAGACTTTGTACTGATTAGTCCCATCTGGACTATATTGAAAATCACTGCTTTTTAGAACGAATTTTTCTCCATATGTATCAATAGTGCCCGCTACTTCAGATGCATCCATGCCAAGATAAAGTAGCATTGAGCCGTCATTATTTTTAATACGAATGCAAGGTCTATTGTTTGATACATCAGAGTAATAGTCTCCAGTTGGCTGAATAGCAAGACTATCTACATTTTTGACAATTGTTAATCTTCCAGTTATAGTATCGTCAACATCACTTCTAACAAATTGGGATGCATTAAGTCCATCGAGTTTGTCAGCATCAAGCCCAGAGCCTGACCCATCTAAATCTAAAATTTTTCCGAGCGAATTTATATTGCTTAAATCAATAGTTGCTTTATTATTCTGCAAATCTGTTATCGCATTTCTCATATCATTATGAGCTGTTGCATCCGTGTTGTGATTATTTATCTCATCATCTACATATTTGCGAGAAGCTAAAACTATAGCAGGATCTATTTTCAGCTGAACGCTGTCAACATTCTCAACTTCCATAATAAAGCGTATATACATATCATTTCCAGCACCCTGGCTTAAAACGGGCTTGTATGTTTCAGGATAGTTTCCAATAGCAATCAGTTTATTTTGATCATCAAATATCCCAACCTCTCTGATTGTGAAACCTCCCTGATCTGCAGGAATAATTCCTTCTACGATTATCCAGTTTGGATTGTCAGAGTCAGTAGTTATTCTGTTTATCTGTGCCCTGTAAACTTCATTTTTGAGAGCTGTTTGAGTTTCGTTCGGTGTGTAATAACTACCGTTTCCATCTCCAACGGCAAACTCTGTGATATTTACTGCTGTTCCGCTTGCCTGTGCGTTTGCAAGTGCTTGTTTTCCGTATGAAGTTAGTATCGTATAGTAATTCTCATTTGTAGCCATTTATAGCCTCCTATGCTGCTTGTGTTACTTGCTGAGGATAAACTGTTGTTGTGTGAACTGCTTGATATCCAATAGCCCTGTAATCTTTGAAAGCTGTTTGAATTTCTTTAACCTGATATGGATAAACTGTCATGTCGTGTCCTGATAAACAGGCTGTTGCTCTGTTTTGTTTGAAGTCTGAGGTGAGGTAGATGTTCAAAACTTCAAGTTTAGAACGCAGATTTTTATATTCTTCAATTAGATTTAAAAGTTTGTCGTATGTATCAGATTGTAAACCTTGATATTTTAGATTTATATCAACTTTGAAATAATATGGATTCCCTCCATACTCAAACCATTCGTTTATTTGTCCTTGTAAATCCAGTAAGTCTAAGATCCTTTTTATTGCCCAGGGGGTTCCCCTTTTTGCTTTTAACAAAATGTTGTTTTTTATTAGCTCTTCCTTTTGCTTTCTGTCAGTGGCAAGCTCCCACTCTGTTTGTGAAATATCAAACTGCCAAGCAAGATCCTCAAGCTCACTATTAGATAAACTTTCAAGTTTATAAACAAGTAGATAAGGCACTTTTGCAGATAGTTGCTGGAAAGATTTCCTTTCAAGCTCTGCAAAAGCTTTTAACCTATTATCTTTTCTTAAGATGTCTGGTAGTAATTTTTCACTCATAC